GGGCAATGCCTGATGAATATAAACTTGATGATAGTATTGATACACCAACAGCATACAAAATGTATGTTGCATCTAAACCCTGGGTGTGCGATAATTATCTTCGCCGTCCAGAACGGAAACCTGCTTGGATTTGATTATGAAACTCTTTGCAATATGTTTTCAGTAATGGACAGACCTTATAAAATTTGATGGTCACGATGAAGAATGGGACTTTGAAGATTATCAAAATATTTTTTGGGACTATTTGAATTATTCTCATATTAGGAAAGACTGGAGTATTATGAGTGAGTGGAAATGAGCAGTAACTTTATTTGGGGGGAAAAGTATCGCCCAAAGACTATTGAAGATTGTATGCTCCCAGAGAATATTATGAAGACCTTTAGTGATTTTCTAAATAAAGGCGAAATACCAAATATGCTTCTTTGTGGTCCTCCTGGTGTGGGTAAGACTACAGTAGCAAAGGCACTATGTAATGAATTGGGAGTGGATTTTTATGTTATCAATGGATCCGACGAAGGTAGATTCCTTGATACTGTCAGAAACAATGCGAAGAACTTTGCTTCGACCGTCTCACTTTCGTCAGATGCTAAGCACAAAGTCGTTATCATTGATGAAGCAGATAACACAGGGAACGACGTACAACTCCTCCTACGGGCGTTTATTGAGGAGTTTGCTGGTAACTGCAGATTCATCTTTACCTGCAACTACAAAAACAAAATAATCGAACCTCTCCACTCCCGATGTGCTGTGGTCGAGTTCGGTATTAAGGGAAAAGAAAAAACTCAGTTGGCGGGATCTTTCTTCAAGCGTTTACAGGACATCCTGGATGCGGAAGGTGTGCGATATGATCCTAAGGTCCTTGCCGAACTGATTAACAAGCACTTCCCCGATTGGCGTAGAGTTCTCAATGAATGTCAGAGGTATTCTGTTGGCGGTGAGATTGATAGTGGTATTCTTGCATCCTTCTCTGATGTTGCCGTAAATGATCTCATTACTCACCTCAAAGATAAGAACTTTTCTGAAGTCCGAAAGTGGGTTGTTGCCAACTTGGACAACGATTCTTCTATCATTCTTCGCAGGATTTATGATGCCTGTTATACTCATCTTTCACCCCAAACTATACCTGCTGCTGTTCTTGTTATTGCTAAGTATCAATATCAGATTGCATTTGTTGCTGACCAAGAAATTAACCTCTTAGCAGCATTAACTGAAATAATGGTTGAGTGTGAGTTCCAGTGAGTTATAAGAAACTGAGAGATGAACCAGTAAAAACTACTCCCGAAAATGTAAAGGAGGCAAATGAAGCACTCTTTTATTCTAAAATGAATCTTCCGCAAGCAGCAAAGCATTGCGGAATGACTAATAAAGAAATGAAATTAACTTTTTGGGAATATTTGAAGTATCACAAACCTAATTATGATCAATCCTGAATTATTTGATTTTCCTTCCATCTTTGGGGTTGTTAAATCTACTGATGGTTTAAAACGACAACAAACACGCCCATTGCGAGCAGAAGTTCAGGAAATTGCAATTGCCAAGTATAGTGGAGGTCAATTGCAATATGTTGGAGACAAAGAAAATGGTAGAGATTTTTATGGTATTGTAGATACTCTTTATTATGAATCCAAAGGCATGGATGGATTATTTCAAAAAACAGTCCCATACACTAAAGAAATTACATTGAAAAATTTTCAGGGTAATAATTTAGGTCTTCCTAAAAAAACTTTTGATTATATGCTTCTTTGGGATACTACAAATTATACCGTTGGTATTTGTAGTTGGGATGCATGTATGAAGCATACTGTTGTTAAAGATGCAACAGTTGCATTTCGTGTTGATTATAGTGACATTACCTTCTTGGCAAAAAATGTTACTCCAATAGAGAAGCAAGATTTTTCTATTAAACTTTATGAATTAATTGAGCAATTGGTATGAGTATGAAATCTCTTAAAACTCCGTTACGCTACCCTGGTGGCAAGTCCCGTGCCTGCATCAAGATGGATCAATACTTTCCAGATCTACGAGACTATGATGAGTTCCGAGAACCATTTCTTGGTGGAGGAAGTGTTGCAATTCATATCACAAAGAAGTATCCAAACTTGGGTATTTGGGTGAATGACCTTTATGAACCGCTGGTAAACTTCTGGCAACAACTCCAGATATTTGGTGTGGATCTTAAAGATAGACTTACTGATCTTAAATCAGCAAATAATACTCCAGAACTGGCAAAAGATCTTTTCTTGAAATCAAAGGAATTGGTTAATAACCTAGAGGCATCTAGTCTTGATCGTGCCGTAGCATTTTACATTGTAAATAAGTGTTCTTTTAGTGGTCTTACTGAGAGTTCTTCATTTTCGGCGCAGGCAAGTAATTCTAACTTCTCTTTGCGTTGTATCGAAAAACTTCCTGCGTATTCTGAGATTATTGCCAAATGGCGGATCACTAATTACTCCTACGATTATCTAATGGACGGAAATAAAGGTGCTTTTATGTATCTTGATCCTCCTTATGATATTAAGGATAATCTTTATGGGAATAAAGGATCAATGCATAAGGGATTTGATCACGATAAGTTTGCTGTTGATTGTGATAATAATAATATGAATCAGTTGGTGAGTTATAATTCTGATCAACTTGTGAAGGATAGATTTAAGGACTGGAATGCTGCTGAGTTTGATCTAACTTATACAATGCGTTCAGTTGGTGAATATATGCGTGATCAAAAACAACGTAAAGAACTCTTACTTTTTAATTATGGAATTGAAGGACTGGTTAAACTCGATCAATCAGACGAAGAAGCATCTGATTGATGAAGATCCTTCTCTTGAGAAGGACTATGCCCCATATATTATCAATCGCTGTCTCTCTGGGCATATTGATTGTCTGATGTTTGCAAATGAAATGAATAAGTATCATTTCCTCCCTAAAAAGATGCAGTATGACTTTTTTATAAATATTCTGAGGACTAAGAAGAGATTCTCTCCTTGGCTCCGTAAAGATACAATCAAAGATCTTGATTATGTTAAACGTTACTATGGTTATAGTAATGAAAAGGCAAAACAGGCTTTGAGGATTCTTACTAAAGAACAACTAACATTTATTAAATCGAAATTTGAAACTGGAGGAACAAAATGAGTGTCGTTCAAGAACCTGAAGTAAAGTGGACGCCCGACCAAATGGTGGAAGTGATTCTTAACGAACCTGATGATTTTCTTAAGGTTCGTGAGACTTTGACCCGTATCGGAGTTGCATCACGCAAGGAAAAGAAAATCTATCAAAGTTGTCATATTCTTCATAAACAAGGTAGATATTATCTTGTTCATTTTAAAGAATTATTTGCCCTTGATGGCAAACACGCCAATCTAACTGTGAATGATGTTCAGCGTCGTAATCGTATTGCTCAGTTGATTGCAGATTGGGGTCTGGTAGAAATTGTTGATGTTACCAAGATTCAAGACATTGCACCACTGAATCAAATCAAAGTCCTTGCTTATAAGGACAAGGGTGATTGGATTCTGGAGACTAAGTACAATATTGGTGCGAAGAAGAAGCGCACAGAAGAGGAAACCGAATAAAAAAGAGCGGGGAACAACACCTCGCTTTTTTTATGTTTTGGATATATACTAATGATGTTGCCTTCGGGGACATTATTAACTTACAGACGCTCAAGGAGGTCTATTATGTTCGGAACAAGTTCGCTTACACTCCCAGTGCCAGAAACTGCAAAGTATCTGATGGAGATTCAAAGAAATAGTATTGGATTGGATGAGTGGTTTAAAAGGTTTGATACTGCGTATGAATCGCATACCAACTACCCACCATACAATCTAATCAAAGAAAGTAATGTTGATTTCAGATTGGAAATCGCTCTTGCTGGATACAAAAGAGAAGATATTGAAGTCACTACAGAATGGAACAAACTTTTTGTAGAAGCAAAGAAATCTGGCAGTTCTGAGGATGAATATCTACATCAGGGATTAGCAAAAAGGGCATTCACTCGCACCTGGACTCTTTCTGATGATGTGGAAGTTAAAGATGTTTCTTATGTTGATGGATTACTCATAGTCAAACTAAATAGAGTTATTCCAGAACATCAGAAGAAGAAAGTATATGAGATCGTTTCAGGAGTTCATGCAGATTCTGAATGAAAAAGTTGGTGATTTTGGTTCAACTGAAAAATATGTAAAACCAAAAGAAAATTGCTATGGACATACTGTCGATTATAAAATGGCACCAAAAGAAAAGGTTTGTGCCTTCAAAAGAAAACGATAAATAGTTTGGGCTACCCAAATCAACTATTGTCGCCGCAGGGGAGGCAACTGGCAAAATCCAGTTGACGCTCCCCCTTTTTTTGTGCTATAATACTTGAAAGGATAATCACCAAAATGTCGATTAAAATTGCACTGTTGAAATCGGGCGAATCACTGATTTCTGATATAAAAGAACTTATAGTAAATGATAAAGTTTGTGGATATTTGTTCAAGGAACCTCATAGGGTTTCTATTAGAACTCCAATATTACTGACAGAGGATGAGAATGCTCCAGAAGGAAAATCTGGAGTTGAAGTTGTTTTGTCTCCTTGGATCGTATTAACCAGTGATGATGAAATGGCAGTTCCTTCGGATTGGGTTGTGACCTTGGTTGAACCTCTAGCATCTGTAAGGGAAATGTATTTTGATAAATTAAAAACATATAAAACTCAAGAAAAGGTGGAAATCAATGTCTGATAAAGTTGTTAAGTGTGTATTGATTAATGTTGATACTGTTCTCATTGCGGAAATTGTTGAAGTAATGGCAGAACTTGGAGATCCAAATTGTAAGTTGATTAATCCATATCGTTTTTATTCTGAAGATAATATGAAACCTTGGCCAGAGGTTACGAATCAAAAAGAAGTAATGTTGAGATCTGAGAATATTTTAACCATTGCTGATCCAACTCCTGAAATTATTCAAAAGTATCTTGAACTAACTGCATAATGCGATTTTACACAAACGTCCAGATGGTCGGAGATTATTTCTTAGTTCGTGGTTATGAGAATGGTAAACATTTCATTACTCGTGAGAAGTTTTATCCGACTCTTTTTGTCCCTTCAAAAAATAATAGTAAGTATAAAACGCTCAATGGTGAATATGTCGAAGCAGTTCAACCTGGAACTGTGCGAGAGTGTAGAGATTTTATTAAAAAGTATGATGGTGTAACGGGATTTGCAATTTGTGGAAATGAACGCTACATCTATCAATATATTTCTGAAACTTATCCAGAAGATGAAGTTAAGTTTGATATTAGTAAAATCAAAGTTACAACAATCGATATTGAAGTTGCATCCGAGAATGGATTCCCTGATGTAGAAAGTGCTGCTGAAGAAGTTCTACTCATCACACTCCAAGACTATAATACAAAACAAATTCGTACTTGGGGCTTGGGTAAGTTTGATAATCAGCAAAAGAATGTAAAATATCGTTCTTTCTCAAACGAATATGATTTGTTGAATGATTTTATTAGTTGGTGGATGATTGAGGAGAATACTCCAGAGGTTATCACTGGTTGGAATAGTGAACTGTATGATATTCCATATTTGGTTCGTCGTATAGATCGTGTTCTCAGTGAGAAATTAATGAAGCGTTTGTCTCCATGGGGTCTAGTTACTGAACGTGAGACATTTATTGCTGGACGTAAGCATATCTCTTATGATATTGGTGGAGTAAGTCAACTTGATTACCTGAATCTTTATAAGAAGTTCACTTATAAGGCACAGGAATCTTATCGTCTCGATCATATCGCTAATGTGGAATTGGGACAACAAAAACTTGATCACAGTGAGTTTGATACCTTTAAAGACTTCTACACCAAAGGTTGGCAGAAGTTTGTAGAATACAACATCAAGGACGTGGAACTTGTTGACCGTATGGAAGACAAGATGAAACTCATTGAACTTGCCTTGACAATGGCATATGACGCTAAAGTTAATTATTCTGATGTGTTTTCTCAAGTTAGAATGTGGGATACGATTATCTACAACTATCTGAAAAAGAAGAATATTGTGATTCCTCCAAATGTGAGGTCTGATAAGGATTCTAAGTATGCTGGTGCTTATGTAAAAGAACCAATTCCTGGTGTGTATGATTATGTTGTAAATTTCGATTTGAATTCACTTTATCCTCATCTTATTATGCAGTATTCAATCTCACCAGAAACACTTGTTGAAAAGCACGAACTTAATAATCGTATTGCGGAATTGGAGAAAATGTTGTAGAATATCCTCATCTTATAAATAATAATGTGTGGATACAATAAAACAAATGCAATCAAAATTCAACATAACTAAAGAACAACTGAATCAACTTTATATTCTTGAAAACAAAAGTCGTAAAGAGTGTGCTGATTTTTTTGGATGCTCTGACCCTCTTATTAAACAAAAAATACGAAAGTATGAACTCCAAAAACCTAAACATTTGGAGAATAAAAATAAAGAGAGAAAGGAAACTCTTTATTGTGAAAATTGCAGTTCTCCATTTATTGTAAGTAGATTTAGGGCAATAAGTGAAAAATGGAAACTTCGTTTTTGTTCTCATTCTTGCTCTACTAAATTTAGATATTTGGGTGAAGAACATAAGAGGGCAGTTTTGAACTCTGTTGCTGCTCGTAGAAGATGTAGAATAAGAGATGCTTTTGATGAAACTGCAAATCAGCAAAAAATAAATGAGATTTATTGTGAAGCAAAACGATTAACAGAAGAAACTAATGTTCCTCACGAAGTAGATCATATAATTCCAATTTCAAAAGGAGGAAAGCATCACGAAGACAACTTGCAGATTATTACTATGAGTGAAAACCGCAAAAAACATACTAAAATTATGGAGAATTGGAATGTGGAAAGATGTTCGTAAAATGTCCCGTGAGGAAATTGTAGAGGAACTTGAGGCACTTAAACAGGTAAGAGAACTTACTACAAATGTGAGTGTAGACAAACTTTTAAACCAAGAGTTAGATTTAACACCACTAAAAAAAGTAAATCTCACTATGACTGCAAATGGGGCACTCTATCGTAGAGTAAAAGGATTTCTTCCCGAACTGATGGAAAAGATTTATAAGGATCGTACCATCTATAAGAAGAAAATGATTGTGGCAAAGCAAGAATATGAAAAGAAAAAGACAAAGGCACTGGAAAAAGAGATTGCAAGGTGCAATAACATCCAAATGGCAAGGAAGATTCAACTTAATAGTGCTTATGGTGCTATTGGCAATCAGTACTTCCGTTATTTTAAACTAGCAAATGCTGAGGCAATCACTCTTTCTGGGCAGGTTTCAATTCGTTGGATCGAAGAAAAAATTAACAAGTACTTAAACAAAATCCTAAAAACTGAAGATGTAGATTATGTTATTGCTTCTGATACTGATTCCATCTATCTTAATATGGGTCCTTTGGTTGATACTGTATACGAGGGAAGAGAAAAAACTACTGAGAGCGTTGTGTCGTTCCTTGATAAGGTCGCTCAGGTGGAACTTGAAAAGTATATTGAAAGTTGCTACCAAGAATTGGCGGACTATGTGAATGCATACGACCAGAAGATGCAGATGAAGCGGGAGAATATTGCTGATCGTGGCATTTGGACTGCCAAGAAACGTTATATTCTGAATGTATGGGATAGTGAAGGTGTTCGTTATGATGAACCTAAACTGAAGATGATGGGTATTGAAGCAGTTAAATCTTCTACTCCTGCTCCTTGCCGTCAGATGATTAAGGATGGTCTAAAACTGATGATGAGTGGAACTGAAGAACAGGTGATTGATTTTATTGATAAATGTCGCTGTGAATTTAGGACACTTCCTCCTGAATCTATCGCTTTCCCAAGGACAGCATCTGATGTTCGTAAATATCAATCTCATTCTGACATTTATGTCAAAGGCACACCTATTCATATTCGTGGTGCGCTTCTTTTTAATCATTACATAAAGGATAAGAATCTGACTAATAAATATTCACTTATTGGTAATGGTGAGAAGATTAAGTTCATCTATCTAAAAAAACCAAATATTATTCAAGAAAATATCATTTCTTTTATTCAAGATTTTCCAACAGAACTTGGTCTTGACAAATACGTAGACTATGAACTACAATTTGAAAAGAGTTTTCTTGAACCACTTAAATCCATTCTAGATTCTATTGGATGGAACGTTGAAAAAACTGTAAACCTTGAACTATTTTTTACCTAATGGATTTGCCTATAAATGATGAAGAACTGAATACAATTGTAAAAGCACTTGGATTTGGTGGAGATGGTGCTCTTTACCATAAACTCAAATTGGTTAGAGAACTTAGAGAACAAGGTTTACCTTATAAAAAAATACTTCGTGAACAATACGGGATGGTAATTTGATGGATTTTTTAAAGGATATTGTAAAGGAGATCGGTGGAGAATACACACAACTGGCATCTGATATTGACGAAACTGAATCTTATGTGGATACGGGTTCGTACATTTTTAATGCTCTTGTCAGTGGGAGTATCTTTGGTGGTGTTTCTGGTAACAAGATTACTGCAATCGCGGGTGAAAGTTCTACAGGAAAAACTTTCTTTAGTTTGGCTGTGGTTAAGAATTTCCTCGATAATAATCCTACTGGATATTGTTTGTATTTTGATACTGAGGCTGCAATCACCAGATCCTTACTGGAGAGTAGAGGGATTGACACAACTCGCGTGGTGGTGGTCAATGTTGTCACCGTAGAGGAGTTTCGTGGTAAGGCATTGAAGGCAGTTGACCTTTACTTGAAAAAACCAGAAGGAGAACGTAGTCCTTGTATGTTTGTTCTTGATTCTTTGGGAATGCTTTCAACCAGTAAAGAGATTAATGATGCTCTGAATGATAAAGAAGTTCGTGACATGACCAAATCACAACTTATTAAAGGTGCATTTCGTATGCTTACTTTGAAACTTGGTCAAGCAAATATTCCAATGATTGTAACGAATCATACCTACGATGTTATTGGTGCTTATGTTCCTACTAAGGAGATGGGTGGTGGTAGTGGTCTTAAGTATGCTGCTTCTACTATTATTCACCTCTCAAAGAAAAAAGAGAAAGACGGAACAGAAGTCATTGGAAACATTATCAAGGCAAAGACTGCTAAGTCGCGTTTAAGTAAGGAGAATCAGGATGTTGAAGTTCGTCTTTATTATGATGAACGTGGTCTTGATCGGTATTACGGTTTGCTTGAACTGGGTGAACTTGCTGGGTTATGGAAGAATGTTGCAGGACGTTACGAGATTGATGGTAAAAAACTTTATGCAAAGGAAATACTAAAAAATCCTGAAAAGTATTTTACGGAAGAAGTAATGCAGCAACTTGATGCTGCCGCGAAACAGCAATTCTCTTATGGAACGAATTGAGACTACGATTCTCAGAAACCTAATATTTAATGAAGATTATTCTAGAAAAGTTATACCTTTTATACATCCCGAATATTTTGAGCAAAAATCTGAAAAGGTTGTATTTGAAGAAACTGTTAAGTTTATTGTAAAATATGGATCATCGATTACAATCGAAGCACTTGGTATTGAGATTGAAAATCGAACAGATTTAAATGAATCTGAAATTAAAGAAGTTCGAGATCTTACTTCACAACTTAATAATTCTGTTGTAGAAAAGCAATGGTTACTTGACACTACTGAAAAGTGGTGCCGTGATCGTGCCATTTATTTGGCACTTATGGAATCGATTCACATTGCTGATGGCAATAATGAAAAGAAGAATAGGGATGCAATTCCAAGTATTCTTTCTGATGCCTTAGCAGTGTCCTTTGATAATAACATTGGGCACGATTATCTTCAAAATTATCAGGATCGTTATGATTTTTACCATCGTAAAGAAGATAAGATTGAATTTGACTTGGAATACTTCAACAAGGTTACTAAGGGTGGTTTACCTAATAAGACTCTCAATATTGCTCTCGCTGGAACAGGTGTTGGGAAATCGTTGTTTATGTGTCATGTGGCTAGTTCCGCCTTGCTACAGGGCAGGAACGTACTCTAT